GTCGAGGTTCAAGTGTCAACTCCAGTGTCAAGTGATTCCTCTCAGATGGAACTGCCGATCATGTGCCGCATGCAAAGGCCTGAGAGGGTCGACCAATGCGTAGTCGAATCAATCACTTGCCAGTCCGGCTTGATCCTGAAATCGATCGAACTCTCAAAGTTCCGGTTTATGGAAAAGACGTACGCCGGCTATCTCGGCTTGTCGCCTTCTCAGTTCTCGAAGATCAAAAACGGCCGCGATGGCGCGGGCAAGCTTTGGCATCTTCCGATCACTGCGGTCGCCAGATTCGAGTGCTTGGTCGGTCACACGCTTCTGACGCAATGGATCGATTATCAGCGCGAGCTTCTGATCGATGACGACATGCGCGAGCTCGCCGAACTCGAGCAGCGGGCCGCAGAACTGCGGGCTAAAAAGTTAGCTAAGTTGGCGAGGGCAGCGTGAGGCGCATCCCCATGAATCCGGGTGACGTCTGGAATCGACTGACCGTCATTCGCGAAGAAGGCAAGAACGTGCTCTGCCAATGTGAATGCGGCCAAGAAAAGTGGCTTGATCGAAATCACGTTAGAAGTGGCCATACGACAAGCTGCGGTTGCTACATGCGTGAAGCAATCCGCCGATCGAAGAATAAGACGCATGGCATGACAGGAACGCCAACGTACAAGTCGTGGAGCAGCGCGAAAAAGCGCTGTGAAACGCCTTCGGATAAGGATTATGGCAAGTACGGTGGGCGCGGAATCATCATGTGCGACCGGTGGCGAGATTCTTTCGAGAACTTCCTTGCCGACATGGGCGTTAAGCCAGAAGGTATGACGCTAGAGCGCCGAGACGTTAATGGGCCGTACTCCCCGGGAAACTGTGAATGGGCCACTACTAAGACGCAAAACCGAAATAGGCGCATAACCCTTTACGTCACCCACCAGGGACAAACCAAGCCTCTGGCTCAATGGTGCGATGACCTCGGCCTTGACTATGCGCGCACCGTTCAGCGGATACAAAAATTCGGGATGTCCCCAGACGAGGCTTTTATCGGCACTCGCTACAACGCAAAGCTTACCGTCGAACAGGCGGCTGCAATCTTGGTCGATCCTCGCAGGCTTTGCGAAATAGCTCGAGATTTCAACTGCTCTCTGTGCACGGTGTGGAACATCAAAAACGGTAAGAGTTGGAAGAACTCGATCGCTCGTTTTTTGAGCGAAAAGACCGACAAACACTCCTCCACGATTTCGAATGTAGATGCAGTGCACAACGCCGATTCGTTCTCTATCCAACACTTTGCTGCAACGCAGGGTAAGCACTAGGAGCCCGCATGGAATTCGCAACTGGCTTGATCACTGGCGTTGTGGTTGGTGCTGGGCTCGTCGCCGTCGTTTGGGCGGCGGCTTTCATGGATGGGAGGCAGGGATGAGCACGCGAAAAACTCCCTGGTTTCCGCCGCACGTGCATCCCGTTCGCCCCGGCGTCTACGAGACGAAATCGCCTTCGCTTGGCAACGATCCGGGTTGGTACTCGTACTGGAATGGAAAACAGTGGGGCAGTGCGAGTCCGTTTCCGGATTACGCCTACGGGCTGCGCAAGAGCCGCTCGCCGTGGCAGAACCGCGCGTGGCGTGGATTGAAGGAGTCAGCATGAAAGCCAAACCCAAGATGAGCGACGTCTTCATCCGCTACATCGCCTACGCGAACGAAATGTGGGACTTGCAGTCCCGCACGCCGGAGCGGCAACTGTCGATGCTGAGTTTCCGCGAATTCTTGGATCAGGAAGGCATTGGCAATCGCGAGGAACTGTGATGCTCACCGACCAGCAGCGCGAGGCGCGAATTGAAGAACTGGGACGTCAGATCGTGACGGCCGAAACGATGCTTGAGCGGTCCCGGCTGTGGCGTGAGATGCGGAATCTGATTGCGCAGCGATCGCCGCGGCAGGTTGCAGCGATGGAACACGAGAAGGGACTAAGGTGAGCGACGAATCGAAAACGCGCCTCAAGCGGGCTCTGATGTGGGTTGTGTGCCGCGCTATGTGGCTGGGTCCAGTAGTTGGCTGGGCGATGAAGAAATTCGACCTGAAGGGCTATTGAGTGTGCAAGAAGAATCTCCGCAGCTCGAGAACGGTTACACAAAGCTCGCGAATGAGCTTCTGGACGCCCTCATCGGTGCGCGACTGACAGCGAGGCAATGGGCCGTGGTGATGGCGATCATTCGCAAGACGTATGGATTCAACAAGAAAGCCGACGAGATTGGGCTTTCTCAGTTGGTCGCAATGACCGGCATCGATAAGGCGCATCTTAGCCGCACAGTTCGCGAACTGGAAGGATTCAAGGTCATCCACCGATCAGCAGGTGTGCATGGTCATAGCCTCAGCCTCAACAAAAAATACCGTCAATGGGAGTTGCTGAAAGAGCAACAGGAAGGGTTGCCGAATAAGCAACCCCAGTTGCCGAAAGAGCAACCCCAAGAGTTGCCGATTCAGCAACCGTTGCTGAATGAGCAACCGGGGGGTTGCCAAAAAAGCAATGGGGGGGTTGCTGAATCAGCAACTTTAGGGTTGCCAAAAGAGCAACCACAAAATACGTATCAAAAGACAACTCCAAAAGAAACTATCAAAAGAGGCGCGCAAGCGCGTGAGACAGATCCGGAATTCGAAGAGGCATGGGCGCTGTATCCGAAGCGGGATGGCGGAAATTCTCCGACTGATGCGCTGAGGGCATGGAGGGCTCGCGTGAAGGCTGGCGTTTCTCCGTCAGACCTCATCGCTGGCACGAAGCGCTATGCGGCGTACTGCGCGAAGGAAAAGAAGGTCGGCACGCAGTTCGTCATGCAGGCCGTTCGCTTCTATGGCAAGGGCGAGCATTACGCCGAGGCGTGGGGACAAACGGTCGAATCCGATGAGGCGTGGTGGAAGGCGGCCGGTTTTACCAAGGAATGGCAAGCGACGAACGCGGGCTGCACCAAAGCAAACGCCCGCTTTTTCCGTGACGGCAAACGAATCGAAGGTGCGAATTGAACGCGACAGAACTCTCGAAACTGATGGCGGACAATGCCGCGGCGATCGCCGAGTATTTGTTGCCACAGGGAAAAAAGCAAAGCGGGGAATGGTGCGTTGGCTCGACATTGGGTGAGGCCGGCAAGTCGCTCAAAGTTCGCCTTACGGGCGCGAAGCGCGGCATCTGGTCGGACTTCTCGACGGGCGAATCGGGGGATCTTCTCGATTTGTGGATGCTCTGCCGTGCTATCTCGATTGCAGAGGCTATGCGTGACGCGAAGTCATTTCTCAACGTTCGCGACGAGATGCCGGCTCGCGAGGCGCCGACATACAAGCGCCCCTCCAAACCATCATGCTCGCGACCGACGAACATCGTCGGGGAATGGCTGTCGGATCGCGGCTTGACAGAGACGACTATCAGCGCATTCAGGATCGCCGAGCAGTCGCGCGGCGATGCGATGTATGCCGTTTTCCCATATCTGCGCGAAGGCGAGCTGATCAACGTCAAGTACCGCAACATTGCCGAAAAGAAAGACATGCGCCAAGAAGGTGGCGCAGAGCCCTGCTTGTTCGGCTGGCATCTGATCGACCCGAAGGCGCGTACGGTCGCGATTGCCGAAGGCGAAATTGATGCCATGACGCTGCATCAAGTCGGCATTCCCGCGCTGTCCGTCAATGCTGGTGCTGGCAATCACCAATGGATCGACAACGACTGGTCTCGGCTCGAGCGCTTCAGCGAAATCTACCTCTGCTACGACAACGACGAAGCAGGCCAGAAAGGCGCGAAGGAAGTCGCGAATCGGCTTGGTCTTGAGCGTTGCAAGGTCGTGACGTTCCCGAAGAAGGATGCGAATGAATACCTTCTGGCCGGCGCGGATGAGGCGGATTTTCGTAAATACTTGGCCGCGGCGAAGACGTTCGATCCCGAGGAACTGCGATCGATCGCTGACTTCTGGAATGGCGTCAAGGCGCTGTTCTATCCGGCTAACGAAGAACAGCATGCGCCTTACCTGACGTTCTGCGGTCAATCTCAATTGTGGTTTGAGTTCCGAGAGGGCGAGCTGACCGTGTGGACCGGCTACAACGGCCACGGAAAGTCTCTGCTGCTGAACCAAGTGTTGATCGGCCTGATGTCGCAAGGTGAGCGCGTATGCGTGTTCTCCGGCGAGATGAAACCCGAGCGCCAGGGCAAGCGTATGGCGAAGCAACTAGGTGGCCTGGATCGCCCCGCACCGGGCTATCTCGACGCTATGGCCGATTGGCTGCGCGACCGCATGTGGATTTTCGATCTGCTCGGCACGGCGTCGATTGATCGCCTGTTAACGGTCTTCAGCTACGCCTTCAAGCGGTACGGCATCCGGCACTTCGTGATCGACAGTCTAATGATGACGGACGTTCCCGAGGACGGTGCGGGAGCTATGAGCGCGCAGAAAGAAGCGATGCGCAAGCTGACTTCCTTTGCTCGCAGCCTGAATGTCCATGTTCATTTGGTGGCGCATCCCCGGAAGGGTCAAGACGAGAAGCGATCGCCAGGGAAGATGGACGTGGCAGGGAGCGGGAAGTTGACCGATGCCGCCGACAACGTGTTCTCCGTATGGTCGGCGCAGAAGGAAGACGGCGACACGAGTACGGACGAGCCGGACGCCTTCCTGACGCTATGGAAGGCCAGAAATGGCGAGACGCAGCACCGCGCGCTGGCCCTTTTCTTCAACAAGGCTTGCATGCAATTCAGCGCAGACGATGGGCGCCGGCCTTACGTCTATGTCCCCTACTCCCAATCGGTAGGAGAAACAGTGTGAATGACGTGCTCAAAGTGGATGACATCTTGCTCGAGATCGAGGCCGATTTTAATCGCGGCGCGCGCAGCAATCGAACGAATAACCGGATGACGATCGAGGATTGGGAGTCGCAGCCGTACTCGGAAGACGAAGCGGAAGACTGAATCGTCATGATCATTGAAGACGAAAAGCGTCTTCGCGAACTGCTTGAGGAGGTAGCTGAATGGCCCTTGCAAAAGCGCCGCGATTACCTCGAGGCGATGCAAAAGTGGTTCGGACCGGAAGCAGCACAGCAAATCAAAGACGGATTGACAAAGCTATGGCAGGAACGGAAACGGTGATGAGGATGTCATGAGCAAAAAAGGATCGCAACTCGGTAAATGGGCGAAGGTGTGGACTCCCGAGGAGGACGAGCGCGTACGTCGCGCTTGGGCTGCGCCGAGGACATATAAAGCCCAGATGGGCATGTTCCCCGGACGAACGCACGAAGCTGTGAAGGCTCGAGCGCTGAATCTCGGACTTGGGCCAAAGCCGAACAAGTCGGTTCGGAGCGAGTCGCCGGCAACGACGGTTATCACCGATTACCTCATCAAGTCAGCGCGTCCGGTCACGATCTGGCAAATCATCGAGCAAACGAAATGCGCCGAGCGAACAGTTAGGGAAATTCTCAATCGAGGGCGTGGCGAGAGATTCTATGTCGCTGGCTACGTTCGGCTTGGCAAATCGACGTTATGGCAACCGAAATGGGCATACGGAACCGAAGAGGACGCAGTAAAGCCAAGGCGAATGACAACCGCCGAGGCGTCGCGATCGTGCCGTCTTCGTAAGCGCCTGACCAGCGGTGCCGGAAATCCTTTCGCTATTGCGATGAATCAGATCATGCGGGTGGCGGCATGACGCCAGCACAAACGAAGATGGTCGCGGCCATGACCGAGAACGGCCCGTTATCGGCGCATCGCATTGCCGAATTGGCTGGCATGACCTACCAGGGAGCATGGCGAGCCCTGCAAACGATGCCCGTGCACGTCGCGGAGTGGATTCGCTCCGATTCCTGGCATTGGGTGCCTCTCTACGCATGGGGTGATGCCGAAGATGCCCCGAAGCCAGCGCCGCTCACAAAGGGCGAGGCGCGACGCCTACGACAACTTCGAGGCGGCAAGCCTAAGGCGCAAACAGTTTCCAACGTTCATCGCAGCGTGCTTGATGCTGCGTTCTTTGGTCCAGCTCACCAGGAGGCCGGATGACCACCAACACCGCCGAACTGATCGTTCGCCTCGGGCAACTCAAGAGCCAACTTGAAGAGGCTGCGGCGCGCGGTTTCCGCGACAACGCACGAGCAATGAACGTGCTGACCGAACTAAAAGATACGGTTGACCGGCTCGAGGAGTTGGCGGCCAAGGAGTATTGGGCATGATCGCTCCGACGAAAGTATTGTTCCTCGACATC